CAGGCTCGGCCGGCGCCTCGGGCTCCTTGGCAGCCTCCTCCTCCTCGATCTTCTGGATCTCGTAGTGCAGCTTCTGCACGGTCCACTTTTCCAGCTCCTTGGGTTCGGTCCCATCCTTGAGGAGGTCGGCGAGGTGCTGGGCAAGTGCAGACTTTTTCTGAGTCATTAATGTAAACTGTTTTTCTATTTTTGTTTTACTGACGCAAGTGGAAGCTTTGCTTCGTGCTGTTGTTGAGAGCCTGGTAGAACTCTGGGTTCTGGACCACCTTGGTTCTGATCATGCTCCATAGGTTGGTGCGCCTGGTGATGCCTTCGAGAGTATCAAACTCGCACTGGTCGTTTTCGTCGTAATTCTTTTTAAAGGCCATCTGCCTGGTTTCCATCTTTTCCTTTTCCTCTCCGAATCTCCTAACAATGTGTTTGTGTTCTATATGCGTCATAGGGACGTCAAATATGTACACGTGATACACGTTGGTGACCTGGTCCTCCGGGTCTTGGTTGGTAAACTTGAAATACGAGTACGAGCCTTTCTTCAAGTTTATGGTTCCACGAGTTTCCTCTTCAAGTTCCCGGACGGCACATCGTAGGGGGTTGTACACCTCGCGCCGGCGGCACCCGCCTGTCACAAAGGTCCACTCCTTGTACCGGCGGTCGTGGACCACTAGAAAGTATGGTTTCGAGTCTATATAACTAACTGGGATTGCGATAGCCTTGTGTCGACAAGTCTCATTGGCCGAGGCCATCCTATTAGTCATGAGGTTTTTTTTCCTCGGCATAAAACTCTGCTAGGTTTCCCGTCGCAGGGTTATAGGTGATGAGGAAGAGCAGCCCGAGCAGGAGAATCCAAGGCCAGAACTGCATTATTAAGTGCTTATGAAATTTTTAGTTGGCGTAGAGGAGGCCGCCCATGCCATTCTTGATGCGCAGGACGTTGTAGTTGACGGCGTACAGGTAGGGCACGGAGATGTTCGGGTTGCACAGACCGCGGACGCCGTTGGTGAGGGAGACGGGCGTGACCAGGCGGTAGGTGTCGATGCGCGAAAAGTTGAGGGTGCCGGTGGGCTGCAGCTTGCCGGTGTCCAGGCAGAAGGGCAGGATCGCCACTGGCGTTGTCGGGTTGGAGCCGCTGGGCACCGGGTGGTAGCCGAACTGGGTGTGGTAGTACTGGGCCACGTCCACGAAGTGCGGCAGGTGGCGGGGCTCGCCGACATCCACGCCGTTGATCTGGGTGAGCAGGGTCATGCGGTCGCAGTTGCCGGTGTTGGCGCCACCGTTGTAGTTGCCAGTGCTGTTGTACTGCAGGGCCTGGAACGCCAGGAACTTGATGGGGTGGGCCAGAGCCAGCTCCTGCATGTTCGCGGTACCGATGGGCACGCGCTGCACCTGGGTCATCAGCATGTTGTGCTCCTGAGAGGCGAAAAACTCGCGCTCATCCTTGTCCAGGTACACGAAGTTGGTCCAGAAGGCGTACTGGAGGTTCTGGTACGTGCTGCCGGCCGGCAGGGAGCCTGTGGGCGCCTCGACGGCGCTGGCAACGAGGTTGGACGACCACGTGATGCGGATCTCGACGTCGTGGAACTGCAGGGCGACCAGCGGCAGCACCACCGACCAGTCCTTGCAGAAGAAAAACTTGAGCGGGAAGAAAGTCGACACCTTGTTGGTCATCACCTGAGCAGAGGCGGTGCCGTTGCCCAGGTAGCGCTGGCACATGTTCTGGGCGCCGACGACCGGCTCCACGTCGGTCATGTACTGGAAGTCCTGGCTGTCAATCTCCTGACCGCCGATGTACAGCTGCACACGGTCGATGACCTTTTCCCAGTTGAGGTTGGCAACCAGTGCACCGTTGGCGTCACGGGCCGTCATGTACAGGTAAGAGAGCAGGTCGCCCTTTTTCTCGAAGCGGACGGTGGACACGCCACCTGGGGTGGGGGCGCCCTGAATGATCTGACGCTCGACGGCGGCCGCGTAGTGCGTAGCACGCTTGAAGGACGAGCGGAAGAATGAAACCTGAGGAGACCCCGTCAGCCATTCATCCTGAGCACCCGTCGCCACAAGCTGGACAATACCACCAGACATTTACTTTCTAACTATATTTTTTTATACGACGGACAGCGGCGGTTGGGCCAAGGGATTCTTTTCCAGCTGCTGAATTGCTATGTCCAGAGAGCGGTCATTGGCATTCGCCTTGAACTCGTTGAACTTGTAGAACTCGTTTTGCTGGTACTGCTGCTCGCGAATGCCATTCATCGGTCTGATGGGCAGCACCTCGGACTCTGGTCTCAGGTTGGTCATACCGCCGACGGCGCCGATGGGGTCGGCGCGCACATTCATGCGGCCGGCGTTGCCCTGGCGGTCCGCAGCCATACGGTTGTCGGTACCGCGCGTGAGGCCCTGCCCCTGGTTGGTGTTGTACGGCTGCGACTGGTAGTACTTGGCGGGGCCGAGCTCGAACGTGTCGCCGGTACGAGGGCCCGTCTCCTGACGCCCGGTCGTGCGCTTGGTCTTGATCTGCTCCGGGCGGCCCTCGTGCGCCGTGAGGGCACCACCCTGGCCCTGGCCTCGCGTCTGCGCCGGGTCACGGTGCCACGCCTTGGTCTGCTTGGCTTGGTGCGTCATCGCGCCCACGGTGAGGTTGCCCTCCATAGACACGCCGCCAGCCTTGACGACCGGGTTGGCCGGGCCGGAGCCGCCTGGTAGCGTCGTGAGGCGCTCCTCGTTGATGTTGTTGGGCGACACGCGGAAAAACTGCTGGAAGCCACCGGACGCGGGGGTCTCGGCGTTCAGACCGAGACCGCGACCGACGTACTTGCGCTCGATGGGTGCCAAGTTATTCATCTTGGTCGTGATGTTCTGGCGGTTGTACAGGTCGTACACGGGCTGACCGTAGACTAGACGCTTGGAGACGTCCTGAAGAGACGGGATCGCCTCCTTGCGCTTCGTCTGGAAGGTGTTGTACCAGCGCCCCTGGTCGGGGTTGTGAATGGCCGACTGGTCCATCTGCACGTCTTGCTGAGCAAAATTCTTGTTGATAATTTCCACTTTGCGAACAGGCTTCGTGGTTGGCGGCGAATCCACCTCGGCATCGTCGTTGCTGAGGCGCTGGCCGGCAAACACAAGACCAACAACGGCTGCGAGCGCCAGGGGGTCCATATTATTACTTGTAAATATTTTACTTTTTTCCGTAGCGCTGCTGGAAACGCAGGTTCTGGTTGGCGGCGTAGGTCGAGGCGGCATCATCGGTCCAGACACGGATCGGCATGGTGATGTACTGGTCCGGGAAGTCGTACGGGTGCTCCGTGTACGTCTTGCGGCGTGCAGTCGTGGGCTCCTCGCGCAGATCGCTCTCAACATCCACAAGCTCGGCGATAAACTGCTGAGTGAAGACGCCATCCTCCAGCGTCCGAAGCCCAGGCTGAAGATTATTCGGCATTTATATAGTCTAAGAATTTCTTCCGTTGCCACCGCGCAACTGGACATTCTCAGGGAAGTGGGTGCGGCCCATGAAACCCTCGTCTGGTGCGCAAAACTCTGGGCCGCTGCCATCCTTGCAGAAGGGGGCATTCTTTTTGCCGTGCATCGCCTCAGCAAAGCCCGTCTGGTCGCTGGGAATGGTGGTCACCGGCATCGAGTAGAAACGGGAAGAGGCGTCGTACTGGTACAGCTTTTTCTCAAGGCCCAGATGCTGGTCAAACGGGTGGATCGCCGCCCACTTGTCGTTGACCTCATCGGCCACGTCAGTTGACCACGCGGCGCTCGGGCGGTCCGGGCGGTCCACATAGTCGGTCAGAAGCACGTTGCCCATCGAGTTGTCCATAGTCGGCCTGATAAAGCCCAGGCCTGGGACCGTGAAGCCTTCTGGGACGCCCGAGATGATCAAGCCACGGCTGTGCATGTAGTAAAGGACGCCCAAGACGAGTGCGCCCAGAGCAAACACGCGAGGGTCGCGCTGGATCAGGTAGATGATGCAAGATGCGTAGATGATGAAACGTGCGGTGGCGTTCACACGGTCCTTGGCCGACTGGTTGGATCTCGGCCAAAATTCCAGCAACTTGTCGGATCTGAAGATCTCTTCCATTACTTACTTGCGAGATTTCTTTTTCTTGGACGAAGCAGGAGGCGCCTGTGGGCCGCCCAACAGGTTCGCAAGCCCGCCGGCGCCGCCACCACCGCCCATCATCTGAGCAAGCAAGCTATTCATACCGGACATCAGCGCCTTTTCGTTAATCTCTCCACCGGCCTGCGCATTCTCGGCACACTTGGCCGCCACACCCTCGATGGCCGCCAGCGTATCGGGCGGGAACATCATGATGGTCGTACCAAGCATGTAGAGCGTCTGAAGGTACTGCCAGATGGCATTCTTCGTCGACTCGGTCAGGTCCGGCTTCCAGATGATCTGGAGGTTCACGTCGCTGACCCACTCGATGTCTCCGCCATTCTCGAGGAAGAATTTCTCATCCTTGGCCATGATCTTTTCAGCGTGCGGCCCGATGCTCTTCATGAAGCCCTCAAGCGTCGCGCGCGGCCAAGTAGTCTTGGCGATGTCGAACGTCGCCTGGTACTTCAAGAGTGTTTTCTCCTCCGGGAAAGTGAGGACGAGCTCGTTAAGGAACTGCTCCATCATGTCATTGAAGGCCTTGACCGTCGTCATATGTACTTTCAACACACGTTTTCTTTAAAATGGTTGAGTCGCAATGCTCTCCCTGTGGCCGTTGCCCTTGTACACGATAAAGTACACAAGCACCGCAACCATGAAGGCGGGCTTGAAGTACGAAGAGTTTTTCAGTTTTTCGTTATTCATCTTCGCCTTGATGTAGACGTAACCCATGGTCACGGCCGCTGCAATGACCCCTGCACTGAAGGGATCTCTGAAGTAATGATCCATTTACAATATCTCGCGATTATTTCTCACGTGCGTCATCGAACAGCGTCTCCTCGTGCACCTTGGGAGGGTTCAGGGACGGAGAAACAGCCACCGTCTTGGTGCCGCCCGGCGTCTCGGCTGGGTGGTTCACCGAGCCCGCCGGCGCCGTCGGGTCCGCCGCCCCGCCCTCTGGAGCCATTGGGGCGTCTTGGGGCAGCGGGTCCTCGCCCAGCGGGTCCAGGGGGTCGTCCACCACTTGCTGCACCGGCTCAGTCTCCTCGGGCTCTTCAGCCTCCTCGCCCTCCTCGTCAATGTCAAAGTTGGCCGTATCAGGCAGAGTCAGGTACGTCTTGAGGATCTCTTCCGTAGGGACCAGCGAGTCGATGGCGTCCTTGATGCACTTGACGAAACGACGGTTCAGAATCTCGTTGCGCTCCGATATCTTCATCTCGTCACTGATGACGTGCGGGTCCTCGTACAGGTCCTTGGCTGCGTTGATGTAACAGGTGTGCACAAACACGTCGTTGCCAGGGAGCTTGAGCGAAATCTTTTTGCTCTTGGGGTCGATCCTGATCGCGCTCAGGATCTTGACGTGGATCACAAAGACTGCCGCCAAGAGGTTCGGGAAGAGCGAGTTGTTTTTGGAAATTTCGTCAACATGTTTCTTGACCATAGTGTTGCTCCACGTGTGCTTGACGTCCCGGAGCATCTCCTGGAACGTCATCAGCACCTTGTGGCCGTTCGCCTTTTTCTTGGACTCGAGCCAAATCTCCCAGAACGCGTCGATCATCACTGGGAGCATCGCGTCACACAGCTTGCTGGTGTACTTGCGCTCCGCCTCGACTAGAACATCCATTACTTTTTGTTTTCTTTTTTTTGAAAAAAAGCGGCGCGCTAGATGTCCTCATTCCATGTCAGGGCTGCCGAGACCGTCACGTTCGAGCTGGTGAACTGCGAGTTCACATTAGCCACGAAACACAGAACGTCGCCTGGATAAGCGACCGATTCGAACTGCTCAAAGTCTATAAACTGCTCGCCACCGGCCGCGATGGTCAGCGTAAAACCAGACGCGCCACCAGTGATGCCAGTCAGGGGCGCCACGTTTGAACTCAATGACGACTGACCGTAGATGTTCGAGCCGTCCGTGTCGCTCTGGTTGGTCCCGCTGTACGGTGTCCACAGGGCCGGGCCTCCGCTCGTCGGGTTGCGAATCTGTCTGAAGGTGATGGTGGCTGGCGGCGGACTGAAGTAAGGGTCGGGGTTTGTGCCAGCCCCCGCCCGGCCAGCCGAAGACACACTGAATCCACGCAAGTGAATCTGGCTCCGACACGGTATGACGTTCGGCGCGGTCGTCCCGAAGTACGTGGCATTCTTTATGGCCAGAACCATCGTCTCGGTGTTCAAAGCTATGTTGGCGCTCGGTGCGTTGTACATAGACCCACGAGAACTCGTAAACTCGCGGTGACCTTCAAGGAAGTGGCCACCGGACGCGCCATAGATTGTGAGCGTGTTCGAAGACGTCGAGGCGCTGTTCGAATACCACATCATTTGGAGTGTTGGGTTCTGGAAGTTTGGCACAGTCGGCGCCAGTAGACTGCTCGGGATGGAATGGACCAGAATGTACCGACCGGTATACGGATTCTCGGCGTAGAACAGGATGTTCCCACAGTACTGAAAATTAATTTGAAAAGAATTTAGAGATGTTGGCTGGAGCAGAAAGCCGGACTTGGTTGTTCCATCACACTTGTCCAAGTTCCAAGATGTCTGGGGAATGAAGCTGTCGTTGCCGTTTCTGCGCCAAAGAATGCCAAACTGGCTCGAACTCGCGACGTTTCCATACCCGAAACCTGCAAAGTCGATCACATAGGTTGTGTTGGCGACTGCAAAGCCGGTGCCGGCAACGGCTATACTTCCGTTGACCGTCGCGGGAGGCGACCAGAGACTCGTCATGCGCACGAGAGCACCTTGGCCAGCACGGTACTTGACGAATTTCTTGGCGTAGTAAATTGCTGCAGAAGCGCTGGAAGCGGCGTTTGACGTGACATTCAGGAACCCATTGGCCGCCGTGACGGTTCCGTTGCTCGTGACGTTGCTGCTAGACACGAGTGTATTGATTCCGTAAACAAAATCAACTTGGGCGAGGGGCTGCGGTATCGCGACCGCCACCTCGTTAAAGGCCGTCCGGGGGTCGTTGATGCACACGTTCAGGGATTGGTTGCCATTCGTGCCGACTATTTCGACGGTGGGGTTGGAGCCTTGCGTCTGACCTGCCATGACCGATCGGGTATTGAGCAAATCGCTCGTGTTATTCATGGCGGTTGTGAGGCGATCCGACTTGACAGCGATGCGCGCCTGCGGGTGAAAGATGGCTTGAATCATGATCGCCGTCTGAGCCACCGAGTCGTTCACGTAGACAATCCGAAAGTACTGCGCCGTCGTAGTCGTGTCGAGCGTAAAGCCGTTGGAGGTCAGGGATGTCACAGGCGACATGGTGTTCGAGACGGCATAGAAGGGCGAGGCGGTGTTCGAGAATTGTATAAAAACATTTCCAGTTGCGTTGGCCGGCTGAACATAGTATGAAACGGAAATGGATGCGTACTGGGAGACGTCCTCAGGAGTCCCTGTGAAGGTTTGCCCAGCCCCCAGGGCCGTAGAAGTCGAGTTTACAGCCGACACGTTGCCTGTGACTGCTGGAATATAAGTCATCACTATATATATAAATGAAAAGAGTTTGGTGGCTTATGATTTTCTTGGTGGTCATCACGGCCATCCTCCTCTCGGTGCTGCTCACCAGCGTGCCCAAGGTGGCTCAGGCGCCGGAGCGTTACTACGACTGCCGGGGCTGTCAGTTCAAGTCGGATAACGACCGTGCCAACTCCAATGACCCGGCATGGAACGCTCTGGCGCGCAAGGACCACGGGTACTGCGGCCGCAAGGACGGCATGGGGTGCCCAAATTTTTGTTGCTGAATTGTAAATGAGAATAAGCTACAGAGGTGCGGTGGCCCTAGGGCAACTGCTGTGCGTCCCGGCGCTGACTCCACCGAATATCCGTAAGAAATGGATAGCAGCCATTAAAGAGCACCTTAGACTTGTCAAGCTGACTCCGCGGAAACGCGCCCGCCTTGTGGGCCTCTTGCGGGCCGCCAAGAGTCACGAGAAGAAGATTATGTACTCGGCCGGCATGTACAACGACAAAGGCGTCCCTGCCAAGCGTTTCGGCAAGCGCGTGTACACGGTCCCCTTCGGCACGTGGTACTTTGTGTCTAAGAGCCGTTCCTAATTCGCTTGGCGGTTTTTTGTAGGTTGACGAGACTCGGCAGGATATCATCTCCGTGATCTATTATCTCGTCTATTTCCGGGTGGGTCTTCCACGTCACCTGGAAGTCGACGACCCCCACCTGCATCACCGTGTACCCGAGGCGCCGGAGTTGGCGCTCGATGTACTTGACGGCGTGCGGGATGTTGTACGGCGGGTAGCCGATGACCATAGGCGGCACGGACACTATGGCGAAGCGAATGTTGCGTTCACATGCTGAACGAATTTTGCGACACATTTGTTCGAGAATCGTTCGGTAGGTGTTTTTGCGCACCTGGGCGCGCTCGTGCTCCTTTTTTGCAATTTCTTTTGCAGAAATCATTACTTTAGAACGGCACTTCTTTTGCAACCAGATCACGCGATCCCTTGAGGTAGTTCTGCAGCTCCGTGTCAAACGACTTTTGAATTTCCTGGTAGTCGCGGTACTTGGGGCCTGTGTACGCCGACAGACCGGGGGCGAGGTCCGGGTGGGCTGCGGGCGTCATCGAGATGATGCTGGCGCCCTCGTCGCCCACCTGAGCCTGGATGTCCAGCTGCTCGCCAGAGTACTTGGCCGTGTCGTAGAACATCATACGCGTGTTCACGACGTCGCCGCCCTGGAAGGAGGTGACCGGGTTGATGAAGACGGTCTCGAGCGGCATGAGGTTCGGCGACTTGGCCTGCACCGCGTCGATGATATTCTCAATCTGGCCACGGGGCAAGGGGGTCACCGCTGAGGCACCCTCCACCTTGGCAGCCTCGGTAAAAGTCTCGCGCCCGTTGAATGTGAGAAAGGCTATGATCAACAGGAGCAGCACGATCACGAGGCTTTTCATTAATATGTCGCGTCAAAAAAAATTCAAGAAAACAATTATAATTATTATGGCCCTACTGGTGTACAGTGATCGATGCCACCACTGTGTTGACATTATGACTTATATCAAGACCCAGCCAGCTCTCTTGCAGATCCTGCGCTTCCACAACATCAACACCAACGGCCTGCCGTCCAAGCGCATCGAGCGAGTGCCGACCCTCGTCACCAACGAGGGGAACATGCTGGTCGGCGCCGAGGTTCGCAACTGGCTCGAGTCGATGGTGCCCATGGACCTCACCTCGTGGTGCTCTGACGGCCTGTGTGTGTCGAACCTAGACGACGAACAAGACGAGGTGGGCAATTTCTTCGACCTATCCTTGTACGGCGTGCCCCTCCAGCCGGTCGTCACCCCGGAAATGCACGACAGAATAAACAAAAAGGTGAACGAAGCATACTCAGATATAAAGAGGTGAAGCGGAAAGACACTTAGGATGCACCTGAAGACTATTCAGGCTAGCGCCATTAGGTCTGTTTTCGAGGTACTTAAAGATATTATCAATGACGTCAACGTCTACTTCACGCATACTGGGGTCAGGATCCTGTCCCTCGACACAGCCCGCGTGACGCTCATCAATATGCACCTCGGTGCCGAAAACTTTGAGGAGTACGACTGTCCGAACGAGATCACCGCCGGTCTGAACATCGGCAACACGCACAAGCTGCTCAAGACGGTGAGCAACAACGACACGCTCACCATCAACATCGAGAATCGCGACTTCATGGAGCTGATCATCGAGAATACCGTCAAAAAGTCGGTGACCAAGTTCAGCCTCAAGCTGCTGGACATCAACGACGACATCCTCGAGGTGCCTGAAATTGCCATGGACGTGCTGACCACCATCCCCTCGGTCGACTTTCAGCGCATCACGCGCGACATGGGCAACCTCTCGGACTACATCAGCATCTTCCGAGACGGCACGACCCTCGAGCTGAGCTGCCTGGGCGACTTTGCCAACCAGAAGACGGTCATAGAGTACCCGGAGGAGGTGGCCAGGACCGGCAATATGTTCAGCCTCAAGTACATCAATATGTTCACCAAGGCGACCGGGATGTGCGCAAGCGTCCAGATCATGCAAGACTCGACCAGCTGCGACATGCCCGTGATCTTCCGGTACACGATCGCAAACCTGGGCGACATCAAGTTCTACTTGGCGCCGACGGTCGACTCGGCCGTCTGACCAAAGATATTGGTCACGCGAAGCACGCCTTGGCGCGGAATGAGCATGATCCGCCGCAGAAACTCGAAAGAAATCGTGAGCCCCGTCCCAAGCTTGACGGTCGGCTCGACAAGCCACCCGTGCTTGTGCTCGCCCGTGAGTATGAGCGGGTCCACATCCCCGTCCTGTCTGGGGCCAGCGTGTTCACGCCACTCGGTCGTGATGTCCTGGTCGCCAAACGTGACGCTCTTGATGGGCATGACGAAGCGCGACGCGCCAAAGTTGGGAGGCCACTGCTCGAGCTGGGCCGTCACATACTTGTAGACCCGACCGTTGTACACGTACTCGACCAGTACCGGACCGCACACCTCGGCAGCCCCCTCCCGACACTGGACCAAACTATTGCCAACAATTTTGAAAATGTTTTTTATAAAAAAGTTTTGAGTTCTAACTTTGACCCATATGTCCATGAGCTTTAAGAATAGTTTCTCCATATATAATTAGAGGACCCAAGTCTTTAATGGAGGCTAGGTATAATGAGCGCCTTAGGGACTTCCAAGCGAGAATGAAGGACGGGGACTCACGGGCCGAGCAAGAGATGTACGACTATATGGCGCAGTGCATGCCCTTCCTGGCCATGTACAACGACGACGCAGCTCCCGAGGAGAGCTCGGCCAAGACTGTCGCCAACCTGCAGATCAAGTGCAAGAAAGGCGTCCAACGGCAAGACATATTCAACAAGTACTTGCAGACTGTCGAGAATGAAAACGTCACCATGCCCAAGGTGGACCACGTGTTCAACGCTTGCCCCAACTGCAAAAAAAAGTTTACAAAAGTTTTCGATCCAGTGACCAGCGAGGAGGCTTGCGGCGAGTGCGGCTTTACCGACTTTATCCTGTGCGAAGAGGTGGGTTTCAAGGAGGAGCAAGACATGGAAAAGAATATCGTGTACACGTACAAGCGCGAGAATCACCTCAACGAGTGGATCAGCCAGTTCCAAGCCAAGGAGACAACGAGCGTGCCGCCCGAGCTCATTGAGAGCCTGCAGGTGGAGTTCAAGAAACAGCGCGTCAAGGAGCTCTCGGACATTACCCACGAAAAGGTCCGAGCCCTCCTGAAAAAACTTGGCAAAAACAAATACTACGAGCACGCTCCTTACATCACGACAATTCTCAACGGGATACAACCTCCCACCATGCCGCAAGCCTTGGAGGACCGCTTGCGACTCATGTTCTACCAGGTCCAAAAGCCTTTTGAGAAACATCGTCCAAAAGGGAGAAAAAACTTTTTAAGTTATTCTTATATTCTTTACAAGTTCTGTGAGCTGCTTGGAGAGGACGAGTACCTGCCGTGCTTCCCCTTGCTCAAGTCCAAGGAGAAACTGTACGTCCAAGACTCGATGTGGAAACTAATTTGTCAGGAACTTTCTTGGCAGTTTATTAAAACCGTATAGCGCCGCCAGAACCACTATGGTCCAGCCAACCACGTGGTCCACGCGATTCATCAAGTCGATGTGAGACTGAGGAAGCGCCTCGAACTCGCGCTTGTACTCGTCCGGCTTAAAGGGCAGCCAGATCATGCGGCCGAACGGCACGACCGTCGGCTGCAGCTTGTCGCGACAGTCGTACGTGTAGTCGTACCACGCCATCGCGATGTAAGGCGCCCAGAGCAGGAAGGCCAGGACCCACAAATTCTTGTGCGGCAGAAGCCAGTAGCCCCCCGCTATGCACATAGTGAACACGACGCACTTGATGTTGAACGCGAAGGGGCGGCCTGGAAAGAGTCCACCGGCCATTACTTTCTACCAACATTCTTTATGCTAAACACGGCTTTGGCCGTCTTGTTTATCTCGGCCTTCTGAGCGCGCGAGAGGGGGCGTGGCGTCGGCAGACCGGCGCTCAATATCGCGACGATGTTCGCCTCGTTAGCCTCCGCCTTGGCCCTGGCCGCCGCCTCTTTCTTCCTGTACGCCGCTAGATTATTTCTGGCCTTTATAAAGGCGATCGAGAGCTTGCGTGTGGCATTCTCATTACCGGCCACAGATAAGTGGGTCAATCTTCTGATCTCATTATTATTCATTTACTGTTTGTAAACATTCTATTTCGAGCTTGGGTCCAAAGTTGATGAGCACGCCCTTGGGCAAGTTCAAGAGCTTCATATAGTTGCGGCACTGCCAGCGATTCTCGTCCTTTAGCTTGGAAGTTGCTTTGAGCTCCACGACTGTGTCACCGACTATGAGATCGGCTCGGAGGTTGCCAATGTTCCTGTTTTTGAAAAACAAAATAATAATTCTTTCTGTTTCGTAGTTTATGCCACGCTCTCTGAGACCCACCTCAAAGGCGTTGTGGTACACGCGCTCCGAAAACCCTGGACCAAGTTCCTGCCAGATTTCCTTGGCAATCTCATCCATTAAAAGACACGCGCATATGTCCTTTAATGTTATGGGACTTTCATGTCTTCATGGGGTGCGTCATAGAACAAAAAATAACTTTTGAAATTATGTTTTGGTCCGTGGCTGCCGACATACCTATGCTACTTGCTTTCGGTCCGTGGGCGGACTGGGACGAGGTCAAGTTTTACAAACTCTATTACTATTGTTATGTTCTGCCGCACTCACTGTGGATGCTGTTCCTCGTGCCATCCCGCTGGCGGCTCTTGTACGCGCTGCACATCCTGATGGACGTGCCGAGCCACACGGGCGAGTGGGCCGTCAAGCCGCTCACGCCGGTGTTGGACTGGCCGGTCCCGGGCTTTTACGACGCGTGGCGAGTTTAGCGCTTCATGAATTTCTCGCGGATCCAGCGCATGTCGCGCTTGTAGATGCGCGAGGCGGTGGGCAGGGTGCGCTTGGTCAGCGTGCCGATGGCGCTGAGGCGGCGGAAGATGGTCAGGGGATTCTCGCGGCCATTCTTGACCGCGCGCATGAGGGCGCGCTCGCGGGCCGTGCGCGACTCCACCGGGTGGTAGCCGTACTTGGTGAGCATGCCGCCCTTGAGCTTGCCGATGAGCTTGGGGCCCTTACCGGCCGCGCCGACGTCGGGGACGGGCGTGGCGCGCACGCGGTACGTGCGCGTCTTGACCTTGTACGTGTACCCGGAGCGCTTGCTGGTGGGCTTGACGCGGATAACCTTGGCCTTGCGCGTGGCCGTGTAAGCGTTGCGAAGGATGGCTTTCATAACTGGCTGTTACCATAAAGAAACATTTTTAGTTTTGTTTTGCTGTCTGCTGCAAAGTCATAGATGTCGACTCCGTCACAGTCAATGTCCTTGAAGGGCACGTCGTACATATGACGCATGCTCTGTATGCTGCTCAGGATGGTGAAGGCGTACGACTTGAAGTCCTTGACGTCGTACCTGGATGCGTAGGCTAGCTTCATACAAAAAACTTCATCTCTTTTCTTTCCCATGAAGGGGGCTCCGGGCATTTCCTCGGTCGTTCCACCATCCATAAAGTGCCACTCGCCGATGCGGACGGTGCTCACGAGGAACGGGACCGCCACGGACGCCGTGACCGCCTGACACACGCTCATGCCCGGTGCGTTGTCGACCGAAAAGTACATGGTCCGCGTGAGGTCCACGCAGAACGCCGACACGTGGAGCTTTATCGGGTTCCACTCGTACAGTTCCCTGAAGGTCACGTCAGGCTTTCCCAGGTATTTCTCACATATCGAAGAGATGACCTTCGAAAGTTTCTCGTGTGGCACCAGACCAAACTGTTTCAAAAGAGTTTTTAAATTTACTTTCATAATCTGTTTCACGGGAGCTTGGAGGGCAAAGTCCAGCATATCTGAACAGTCACCCTTGGACGCGAGAAATAGAAAAGCGAGGAGGGACCCCGCACTCGCCCCGCTGATCTCCTCAAGATCATCGAGCCTGCCAGAGTCTTTTAGTTTAGTGAGGTATCCAAGATATATAAAGAAACCCATGGCCCCAGGGCCAATCATGAGGTTCCTCATCTAATAGTAGCGAGGGAAAGCTGAGCGCAGGAAAGCGAACAGGATCGCAAAGATCACGGCGTGCACGCCCAGGGCGGTCAGCGCCTTGGAGCCGCCAGACGGCAGGGTGACCAGCACGCCTGGGGTCAGGGCAATGAAGAGCAGGGCCGGGACCAGCAGGTCGGCGGTGGTCACGCTGCGCTTCAGCACAAACTTGTAGATGACAAACAGCGCCAGCGCCAGCACGACGGCGTGCACATAAAGAGCATTCTTGCCGCCCACGGCCAGGAGCAGGCCTGGGGACAGGACGGCGAAGAGCAGGGCGGGGGTCAGGACCTTGGGGGAGGTGACGTCGATCATTTATATTTATCATACATAAAATTGCAGAACTGGTTGAATGTTCCTGGAGGTTCGAGGTACTGAGACTCGTGAGCCTCCCTGATGCTCATCCACTTGTCAAGGAGGTATTCACTGTGCCAGTCCTCCCAGTCCTCCTGAGTAAACCCGTGGAAGGGGTCGTATTCAAGCTCCTCTGAGGAGTCGGGTCCGATGTCCTCGGCAAGGTAGGCATCACGCGAGTACTCGTCGTTGAAACCCATTTCTACTTACTTGTTACTCGGACGAAACCTTTAGACCGTGCACGCTGATAACCTCATTCTCCTTGGGCTCGGGCGCAGAGTCGAGTATCGCCTGAGTGGCCCCCTCCACTCGCGCGAGATCCCCTCCAAAATACGAAGAAAGACCCTTGTTGATCATACCCATCACTGGCTTGGAGATGGTCTGCTTAGTCGTCTTTTTCTTTAGGTTAACCTTAACCTTGTCGCGGACATTCACAGTGTCAATCTCCGCCTGTTTCATATCGGTTTTAAGCAATTCGCGAAGCTCCTTTTCACGCTTAGTGAGGACAGAGGTGTCTTTGCGAATGGCGGCGAGCTGCGCCTTGAGGGAGATCCACTCGCTCATACGCTGCTTGAAGGCTTCATTAATGCCGGCCATTTACTATGTTATATGGTTAAATCTTTATTGGTACTCAAAGTCAATCTCGAACTTCGGCCGCATGGTGTCCGGGGGGATGGTGGACAGGTTGAAGATGGAGACCGACTCGCGGGGGTTGATGGGCTCGCTGCGGATCTGGCGGTTGGCGTTGCGCATCACGCCGCCCAGCGTCTCGGGGTAGCCGATCTGCGAGCGGGGGTCCAGGAAGTTCTGGCCGCTGAGCACGTTGTCCGGCGAGAAAGCGCCAAAGTCCTCGTTGACCGACACCTCGCTGGGGATCAGGCCCGCGCCGGACACGTCAACCGGGCCGATGCCGCTGCCCACGTCGGTCGGCGCCATGTCCGGCACGGCGTTGCTGCCTGCTGCCGGCTGGTTGCTGCCTGATGGGCCCTCGAAGTACGAGCGTCTAGAGCCCTGGGGGAAGAAAATCAGGAACGCGATGACGGCGAGCAGAGCGATTATGATCATGCCCCGGCGACTGACACTCATTTATTATTAAGTGCCGACAATTTTTTTTAGTCCAGATAGTCTGCTGGATCCGGCTCATCATCCTCTGGGCTGTCCTTGAACATGTACTCCTTGGCAAAGACTGGCCGGGACGCCCCGCGGACACGGACCTGGATCACGCGCCATATGGGGCCGAAGGATTTCTTAAGGAACCAGAGGCCTGCCAGCTCGAGCAGAACGTCACACGACGTGCCCGCCTTGACGTCCTGAAGATCGACGGGTGCTTTCTTGCTGTCAAAGGCGGTCGTCACAATTTCACCCTTGAGGCGGGCTGGGCTCGCGCTGATGGCGCCGTCCGTCAGCGAGTCCTGGAAGGCGTTCTGGATCGCCTCGTCGCTGAGCTCCTTGCCGAACCAGTCCAGCTTGGACTCTTTAGCCTTGGCCAGGATGCTCTCGTCGGCTGCAGTGATCACGCTTTGCTGAGACTCGGGCACGTCGAAGGTGACGCTCGAGCCGGTCAGCGAGTCGCTCAGCTTGACGTTGTTCACCTGGAGCAGAGAGTCGGAAATTTTCAGAAAGTAGCGGCCGTCTGGGAGCTTCACTGGGCGACCGTACTCCATTTACTAACAACAAAAATATATTTTAACAGTAATGGAACGCAACTGCAACCCGTTGTGTCAGTGTACCCCAAGTATATTCGAGCCTGGAAAAACATTTTGCGGATACAGTGACCGTCAGACCGGTTCGACTTTCCCGTGTGAGCCCAACTGCTGCAGGGGCTGCACGGGCGCCCAGCCTCCCCTGTCGAACGCCATCAAGCCGTCGAGCGCAACGGTCATGCCTGCAGGCTTTGGTACCGCGATGATGTTCGGCGACGGCGACTCCGACTTTAGCTGGGCGTTCCCTTTCAAGTCCACTGCGCCCGCCAAGAAACTCGTGGCCGACCCTGGGACGTATACGAAAGCAGTTGACATCGAAAGATATCCATTGGTCTTCAGTGCAACACCATATAAAGAGTTGGACACCTAGGATATCAGTATGGCAACCACCGAGCCCGTCACCCTCGACTTTCTGGCAAAGGAGCTGAAGGCACTGCGCAAGGATATCCGCAAGATCCGCCAGCACCTCGCCGACCCGACTGGCGAAAAGGCGGCCGAGCGTGCCAAGAATAACGGCCTGAACAAGCCCCAGGATGTCACGCCAGCGATGCGCGCCTTCCTGAGCTTGGCGGCTGACGAGAAGATCTCTCGCTCCCAGGTGACGAAGCGCATCAACCAGTACGTGACCGAAAAGGGCCTGAAGAATGGCCAGCAGATCACCCTGGACGCTGCACTGACGGCGCTGCTGGCACCGCCGCCCGACATCAAGGTGACTTTCCTGAACATCCAGCGTTACATCAACCCGCACTACATCAAGGAGGCCAAGCCGGAGACTGCCGCCAAGGAGCCCGCCAAGCCCAAGGTGGCGCGTCCCAAGGTGGCGAAGGCGTGAAAGACAGCTTAAGAAATATGTCAGTGTAATAATATATAATGAGTGACAATGAAGTGGAGGTCCTGGTCGACCCCCCAGAACTCGAGCGTCTGATGCTCTCTGCTCTGGTGGGAACCAAAGTAAATAAAATTGAATTTTATCGTCGTGCATTCACCCATAAATCGGCACTCAAGCGGTACAAGGGGCTGACCGGATCGTACGAGACGCTCGAGTTTATGGGTGATTCAGTCCTAGGTTTTATAATTACTAAACACTTGTTTGACCTCTATGAAAAGGAGCAAGAGGGCTTCCTGACCAAGGCGCGGACCAAGATGGTCCGTGGCAAGACTCTGTGCGAGATCGCCAAGGTGCTCAAGCTTGACGAGCACATCTTGATGGACGAAAAGGGTATCAGGAACGGCTGGAACAACAACGCAAACATTCTCGAAGATGTTTTCGAGGCGCTGGTGGGTGCAGTCTACCTTGACATTGGGATGATTGCAGCGAAAAAGTTTATCTTTGATTCTTTTTCAAAAGTTCAGACCAGTCTGCACGATGACAACTACAAGGACCAGCTTATGAGGTGGTGCCAGGCCCTTAAGCTTCCTTTGCCAGAGTACAAGATAGCGAGTAACGCGAACGGCAGGTTTGCAGTTATCGTGTTTGTTGACGAAGTAGAAACAGGTTGGGGTTTCGGAAATACTAAGAAAGAGGCTGAACAGAATGCTGCTGAAATAACACTTAAGACTGAACCTCGATTCAAAGGTAAGGAGCCGCCTAATGGAAAATGGAGAAATACACCCAAAGGTGAAAGCGCTGCTTGATGCTACTTATTTTGAACAGCGTAGTCAGGAGTGGCTTGATCTCCGTGAGAATATGCTCACAGCGAGTGATGCTGCCAGTGCTCTTGGTGCCAACCCATATGAGAAACCTGAAAAACTGTTGATGAAAAAGTGTGGCGCCCACAAGTGGTCTGGGAACGCCGCCACCGCTCACGGGACTTTGCTCGAGCCTGTGGCCCGTGACCTTTATGACGCCAAGTTTTCCAAAAAGACGCACGAGCTGGGGCTGGTTGTGCACCCCAAGTACCCGTTTCTGGGCGGCTCGGCGGACGGAGTCACGGAGGATGGCATCTTGGTCGAGATCAAGTGTCCTTTAAAACGCAAGATCGAGCCCAAGGTACCGAAGCACTATGTGGCTCAGGTCCAGCTCCTCATGGAGATCCTGGACCTCGACGTCTGTGACTTTGTGCAGTACAGACCCGACCCGTACGAGTTTGTGACTGTACGGGTCCAACGCGACCGCAAGTGGTTCGAGGAAGCCTTGCCCGTCATGGAGGCTTTCTGGAACCGCGTGTTGGAGGCGCGTGCAAACGGCATGTGCGAGATTGAACCAGAGGCCGAGGCAGTTAACGAAATTGTTTGTGAAATAGTAAGCGAATGAAATGCCTCAAGTGCCGAACCGCACTGGGGATGCTCAAGTGCAAAGAATGCTCTGGCAGCTTTTGCTGTGGATGCATTCAACTTGAGGTGCACACTTGTACTGGCCTGGAGAATAAGAAAAAAAAAGAAAAAGAATTGTTGGCCACTAAACTCCCACTGGTTACCGCTTCAAAGATCGTGAAATTGTGAAGAAAAGGACCGCACCAACCATGGCCACCAGTAGCCAGTCGACCGGCTCCAAGCGTGACTCGCGCATCAGCTTGGCGCCGTATCTGACCCACGACGTAGAGCCGTTATCGTACTGGTACTTGCGTGCTGGATAAAGACCATCGGGCGCTGGCTTGCTGCCGCCACCGTTGAGGTACATGGCGCCGGCACGGTTCAGGTGCACTGGGTTGAAGTGCTCGTCCACGTCAGAGAGGGACTCGTCGTCGGCACGGGACTCGTCGATCTGCGTCGTGTAACCGCCGTCCATTGGGTCTTTATAGAAGCCCCCCGTTGGCACACCAAAAGTGTTGGTCGCCGTGTACATATTGACCCCATCAATCTGTAGGCGGTCGTCAAGTAGCGCTGCAGACGCCATTTATATTATCCTTATAAAATTTTAATGCAACTTTTTCCTTGTGCTGTGACCACATGTGGTCGAGATCGACGTTCAACATATAGGCCAGCTGGAACAAATAACTGAACACGTCGCCCATCTCCGTCTCCACGTCCACCCCCCTGTCTTTCTTGAGCCCCGACTTGCGAAACGTCCTCTGGTACTGACGGATCGCGCTCGCCAACTCCCCGATCTCCTCGGTGAGCAGCAGCCACACTGCACTCACCGGCGCCTTGTCCCACCCTTTGACTCGGCACAACTGGAACGTCTCGTCACGGTACTGATTCATCTTACGGTTTCATTGGGTCACCCGTTTATATGTTCACGGCACGGACGACATTACGGAAGCGCAGTATGAAAAGGAACACGGTCACGAGCATCGCGAGCTCCACACCGAGCATACGCACCGTCTTGTCGTCTCCGTACTTGTAATTGCTCGAAAAGCGGAGCCCGCGGTCAATCAGGAAAAACACGAGGGAGCCGAGCAGTAGCTCGTCCAAGTGCTTCATAGAGCGAACTTATTATTAGTTGGTATTTTATTGCCATAGGTGCTGGTGTTGGTGGGGTAGCTCATGGGCTCGGGGCGCTTACCGAGATCACGGGCGTAGATGAGCTGCTGGAGCACGGCGCTGCTGATGGTATTCATCGTCTCGGACACGACAGCCGCATTCATCTTCTGGACCTGCTCCCGAACATTTTCGTAGGGGTTGGACGACAGGTTGAAATACACGCGGCGCATCAGGGCCTGCAGGTCGGCGTCGTTCTGACGGTCGATCTTGTAGCCAGTCTTGTCCTGCACGGCACGGATGATGGCACCGTGGAGGTACTCGCGGTTGAACTCGGAAAAGAATGAGTTGCTCAGAGGCGATGCCAGCATATGCGTGCTCATTTACTTTTTGGAGATAAAAAAATAATACTATAGATTCACAATGAAGGTGGTGAAGAGAAATGGTGACGTGGTGCCCATGCTGTTCGACAAGGTGACCAAGCGCATCGACAAGCTATGCAACGGACTGAGCGTCCACGCCGACAAGGTGGCCCAAAAAGTGTTTTCGAATATGTATGACGGCATCAAGACCAGCGAGATCGATGACCTCAGTGCAGACGTGGCTATCGATATGGTGACCGAACACCCCGACTATGAAACCCTGGCAACTCGCATCATCGTGAGCAATATGCACAAGACGTCGCCCAAGTGCTTCAGCGACGCCATGGTCGGCTTGCACGTCCGTGGCCTGGTCAGCGACTCCTTCATGAAGTGTGTCGCCCTAGAGCTGGACGCGGAAATTGACCACCAGCGCGACTACTCGTTTGGATTCTTTGGAATGAAAACTCTTCAAAAGATGTATCTGAACCACGGGGAGACGCCTCAGTACATGTTTATGCGAGTAGCGGTCGGTATCCACGGTGACGACCTAGCACGCGTCAAGAAAACCTACGAGTTTATGTCCAGCAAGTACTTCATCCACGCGACCCCGACGCTGTTCAACGCAGGCTCCAAGCGGCCCCAGATGTCCTCGTGCTTCCTGCTGGGCATCAAGGATGACAGCGTGCCAGGCATCTTTCAAACGATGGAGCAGTGCGCCAACATCTCCAAGTGGTCAGGCGGCATCGGCCTGCACGTGCACAACGTCCGAGCCAAGGGGTCGCGCATCGACGGCACAAACGGTCAGTCGGACGGCATCATCCCCATGCTCCGCGTGTTCAACTCGACGGCCCGGTACATCAACCAGGGCGGTCGCCGCAAGGGCTCGATAGCCATCTACCTCGAGCCGTGGCACGCTGACGTCATGGAGTTCCTGGACCTGCGGCTCAACCAAGGCGACGAAGAGGCTCGGTGCCGCGACCTCTTCACGGCCCTGTGGATCCCCGACCTCTTCATGCAAAAGGTGGAGGCTGACGAGGACTGGCACCTCATGTGCCCCCGCGAGTCCCCGGGCCTCTCGGACGTCTACGGCGAGGAGTTCAACGAGCTGTACCGGCAGTACGTGGCCCAGGGGCGCTTCCGCAAGGTGGTCAAGGCTCGGACCGTCTGGGACTCGATCCTGCGATCTCAGATCGAGACCGGCACGCCCTACATGCTCTACAAGGACAGCGCCAACACCAAGTCGAACCAGAAGAATCTGGGTATCATCAAGTCCAGCAACCTGTGTTGTGAGATCTTGGAGCACACCAACCCCGACGAGGTGGCTGTGTGCAACCTGGCGTCCCTGAGCCTGCCAGCCTTTGTGGACGGCCCGGGCAAGTTCAACTACGAGTCGCTGCACGCCATCTCGCGACTGGTCACGCGCAACCTGAACCGAGTGATCGACAAGAATTTCTACCCTGTGCCAGAGGCGGAGCACAGCAACAAGCGGCACCGACCCATCGCCATCGGCGTGCAGGGCCTGGCGGACGTCTTCATGATGATGGGCCTGGCCTTCGACTCGCCCGAGGCGCGCGAGATCAACAAGCAGATCTTCGAGACCATCTACCACGGAGCGCTGACAGAGTCGTGCGAGCTCGCGAAAGAGGAGGGGACGTACCAGACGTTCCGCGACTCGCCGGCCGACCAGGGCAAGCTCCAGTTTGACCTGTGGGGCGTCACACCGACGCGCCCAGACTGGGACGCCTTGAAGCACGAAATTCACCTGTGGGGGCTGCGCAACTCGCTGCTCGTGGGGCCGATGCCGACCGCCAGCACTGCACAGATCCTGGGCAACAACGAGGCGTTCGAGCCGTACACGACCAACTTGTACTTGCGCCGCACGATGGCTGGCGAGTTTGTGATGATCAACAAGCACCTCGTGCGCGACCTGCAGGCGCTCGGTCTCTGGTCAAAGGAGGTGAAGGACCAGATTATCCGCGACGGCGGGAGCGTCCAGGGGCTGGCAGTCCCGGAGCGCATCAAGGAGATATACAAGACCGCCTGGGAGATGAGCCAGAAGGCGCTCTTGGATATGGCGGCCGATCGCGGCGCTTACATCTGCCAGTCGCAGTCGCTGAACATTTTCATGGAGAATCCGACGCTCGCCAAGCTGTCGAGCATGCACATGTACGGCTGGCGCAAGGGGCTCAAGACGGGTATGTACTACCTGCGGACGCGCGCCAAGGCCAAGCCCATCCAGTTCACCATCGAGCCCGACAAGGTTGAGGCGTGTCGGCGCGACAACCCGGAAGGTTGTATGATGTGCTCTGGTTAACCGATGAAATTAATATACGCCGCCCGTAGCTGATCTCCGTTCAAGGGGTGTCTATGTCCAGGCAGCCTCATAATTCGGTTAATAAAAGCATTCTGGTTTAGTCTTGGATTATGCACCCTGTAATAGGCCAAAATATTCATGGCTCTATTTCTGGAGATACTTTTCCTACGCGCAAGATCCACTCGTGCAGCCAAATGTGGATGGGCGTTGATATAGTTGCCATATCTTCTATTTAGGGTCTTCATTATGGCCAGCTTTTCGCCAGTCAAGTGGTTTAGAATAGCACCTAGTAGGTGGTTTGGCAATGCACCGAGTCTGTTGCTCATATATAATTAAAGTAAATAAATTATTCAAGTGTATGAAGAAAGCGAAGATCCCCAAGGCACTGAGAGAGCAAGTGTGGCTGACGTGGTGCGGCCATGTCTTTGATCACAAGTGTCTTGTGGAGTGGTGCAGCAACACCATCACGCCCTTTATTTATGAGGTGGGCCACAACATTCCCGAGTCCAAAGGCGGTACGACCAAGATTGACAACCTCAGGCCCATCTGCAGCTCGTGCAACAAGAGCATGGGCAACAACTACACGATCGACGAGTTTAGCGAGGTGTCCCAAAGGGGGAGCCAGTTTTTCGAGTGTTTCCGTTTCCGAAAAGGACCAACTTGACGAATTTCTTGAGGTGCGGCTTGATGTGAGCCTTCACCTCCTCGTGCACACTGCGCTTTATCATGCGCTTCACGCGGTTTTCGACGCCGTACAGACGGTTCACCTGGTTGAACTGGTTCTGGAACGGCCGCAGAAACCGGTGCAGCTCGGAGGCGTTGCCCCAGTTGCTGAGATATTTGCGGTTCGAAAGAGGATAATAGTTTTTGCTATTCATAATCTTCCGAAGCTCCATGCGGTAGAGGCGCTCACGAGCCGACGAAGGGCTCTCTATAACAGTGAACCTACCGACTGTCAAGCCGCGTTTCATTTACTTAAAAGAAAGAAAAGTTTAAAGAATATGAAGTGGTCTGAGCTGGACCTGACCAAGATCGGCACAACGACCTTTAAGGGCATGCCGCGCTTTTCAGGCTTGAAGTTCCAGATCCCTCGTGGCGTGACGCCGTACGGCCTCGGCGGGTTCAAGTCGATCGACGTGGACATTGGCGACCCAGAGTTTCTGGACTGGTGGCGAGCGGTCGAGACGACGTTCGCGAATGGCTTTGAGCCGTTCAAGAGCAACCTCAAAGGGACGAGGCTGCGCTTGAAGGTGGACGAGGACACGTACGTGTTTGACGAGAAACGAAACCTCCAGACGCCGGACCTCAAGGAGGGCCTGTGGCGAGGTGCGCAGATTTCGTGCCTTGTGGAAATTAGTGGAATTTATTTTTTCAATGCTGAGCACGGCTTTGTGTGCAGGTGCCGGCAAATTATGGTTTACGATTCGGACGGCGCCGAGGAGAGCGACGACGACGTGCCGGCGACGCAGTCGGTGACGGCGTCTTGCGTACCGAGCCGCGCTTTGCTAGACGAGGACTAGCCTTTTTGAGGGCGTTGATGTAGGCACTGGTCCCTGGAATGAGGGCCAGGTTTTTCATCTTACAATCTAAACAATGTTTTTCTCCGAGGGCGGCGGGGATACATGGGGGCGTGCATCACGATCCCGCGACCGGTGTCACGGTACGTGAAGTTGGGGTAAGCCATCGGGCGGCGCGGGCGGCCGTTGGGGCTGAGCGTCACAAACTGCCCGTCACCGCGCTGATACACGCGCTCCATGAAACGCGTGTAGTACGGTGTCGCCCGCAAGCCGCCTGGGCGGTAAGACCCGCTCGCAGAACCGCGCCGCATCACAACCTCCCGAAGGTTGCGCTGCTGCTCGCGAATTTCACGGCGAATCTGCGCCAACTCCCGGCGCGAATTCTCGAGGGCCTGCTGCGTCTGCGACTCGCGGGCACGCACCATGGCCTCCTCCTGCTTCGCCAACTTGTTTTCGAGTTTCTTTATCGCATTGATGACGATGGGGTTGTTGCGGGTATTGCCCGTGGCGTTACTGTTGCCGCCATTTGAAAACTTGACCTTTTTCTCCGTCTTGGGCTTTTTCTCCTGCTTGGGCTTGGCGGGGGTTTTACCGAACGTCTCCGCGAAGCTTTTGCGACCTAGCAAATAGGCTAGAATGGCGGGGTGCACATCTTTACCTATAGCGGCAAGTGCAACGTTAGGACTAGCATCTGAATTGAGGTAACTTTTCAAGCGGGTCCTCTGTGACACGTCCCAGTTCGCCGGGCCATTGGAGGCTTTTAGCATCAGAAGTTGGGACAGGGCCGCAGTTTCGTGCCCGCGCTTCCTACGCGTCGCCGAACCCGTGGGCCTGTTATTCATGGAAAAACTCGAGCTAGAGTTGGGCGTGCGGTTGGACGATGATGACATTCCCTAATTTACTTGGAGAGTATTTTTTTCGCCGCCTTGTAGAGGTCGGAGCCCTTTTCCGGGAACGCCATCTCTTTCTTGGGGATGCCCAGCTCCTTTTTGGCCTTCTGGACGGCCACGATCCACGGGTTCTTTTTCTCACCCTTGCTCTTTTCGCGCGAGACAATCTCACCGGACTTGGGGTTGATCTTGAGGTCCTTTTTCACGAGACCCCCGGACGTGTGGTGGGCGGTGCCATTCATAACCTGACGACGGGAACCTACGGCCTGGACGTGCATTTAATTTAAACAGAGAAAATTTTCTTTACACTTTGCACTGTAATCTTGCTCTTGGGCAAGGTCGGGATCTGCTGCTCCAACCTCGGGTCGTTGAGGACCTGCGCGCAAACTTGGGCCTTGTGCCCCTGCAACTGCATGATGCTCTGCTCGATACTCGGCAGCGTCTCCTGGCCCACGTAGATCAGCTTCCGTACGAAGACGCTATTCTTCTGGCCAGTGCGGTGCGAGCGAGCGATGGCCTGCAACTCTGTCGCCGGGTTCCAGGCTGGCGTGGTGATGTAGACGCGCGTCGCCTCCTGGAGGTTCAGGCCGACACCACCCGCCTTGATCTGGATAAGGAACACCGCGCCGCCAGGGTACTTTTTGAAGCCCGCTATCCGCATAGCCCGCTGGTCCTTGTCAACCCCGCCGTCTATCCGGAACACCGGGATACCAGCCCCGTGCACCAAGTCTTGGATACGGTCCATCTCGCCCATAAACTGGGTGAACACCAGGGACTTTTCAGTCGGGTGGCTCTTCAGGAACTCCATCAGAGTCTCGTGCTTTTTCGAGCGGCCCGTCCACGGCTCGGGGTCCGCGCCGTCCTTGCGCGCCACCCCGTCCAGGTAGAGCTGCGGCCACGCCATCGCCTGCCGGACGCGCAGGAGAGCCTCGAGGATCTCCATCTGATGCATAGCCTGGTTGCCTTGGCGGAAAATCTCGCGCACAATGCCTTGCGCCCGCAGGAACACGTCAGAGTACAGCTGACTCTCCTCGGGGTGCATCTCAAGCTCCACATTCTCAAAGTCGCACGCAGGCAGCTGCAAGTTGGCGCCCAAGTCCTCTTTGGTGCGCCGCAGCACGTACTTGGCGCGAATGTCTGGCAAGTAGGCCTGCACGTGACTCTGCGGGATCCCCAGGAAGGCGGCCAAGGCTACAAAGTCGCGCACAGAGTTGAATACTGGCGTGCCCGTGACTATCCAGCGGACCCGCGTGCGGATCTCCAGGAGGTCTTTGTGAGTCTTGGCAGCCTTATTGCGGATCTCGTGGGCCTCGTCTAGTATTACGCGGTCCCAGGCCCAGAAGGCTAGTGTACCGTCACCCACCACACTATAGGGGGCTATGGTGATGTTCTGTTCACCAGGCTTGAACAAGGGCCCCACGCGCTTGGGACCGTCGAACACGTGTACGTTGAAGTGGGGCGCGAATTTCGCAATCTCCGAAACCCACTGGGACACTATAGACTTGGGCACTACTATGAGCGTCCTAGACATAGGGTTTGCTATCATAGTCGCTAGCAACTGTACCGTCTTACCGAGGCCCATCTCGTCACACAGAAACCCACCTGGATATTCAGCAGACCGCTCGCGCTGAGTTAGCCACGCGACGCCCGCCGGTTGGTACGGCGCGATGAGCTTGGTGCGCAGCATTTTTTCGATTTAGGGTTTTGGTCATTCACGAAACCCCAGTGGACACAAAACTTTTTTTTGTTGTCTATAGTAAGGATGTGGAGAAGAGGTGGTAAACCGCCTAGTGCTCATAGTGGTGGCGGTGGTGCTCCCCCGCCTCCCCCGCCTCCCCCGCCTCCCCCGCCTCCCCCGCCGGTCGCCGAGCCGGCAATTTTGAACTTTTTGAAAAGAGTTGGGTGGAATTCCACCAAGAATAAAGGCCATGACAAAATGGCCGCATTCCTAAATGCCAAGTCCTTGCTCAGCCAAAACTTCAACAAATTCACGAGAGCAGTTGAGGGCAACAATAATATTAAGACTAATTTTGGTCAGAAATTCAAGAATCACAATAAAAACGCAAACGACGAAAGAAATGCGTTTTACAGGTTAGTGGTCACCCCGCCGCCCCCGCCGCCCCCGCCACCGCCACCTCCGCCACCTCCGCCACCGAACTCCAACAAGTACATCAAGCAGGGCAACCTGTATGCACTGAAGACGGCGCCCAACGGCAACAAATACTATGTT